GAATTTAGATGATACACATATTAGCTACGGCATATTTTGAATTCTTTCCTGGGGACTGGCTTTTTTTTGGAGCCTTAGGCACAGTTATTTGGTTTATAAAATCAAAAAATGATGATAACTTTTATGGATAAGCAATATAAATATTCAGACATCGTGCTGACTCCTGAGTATAGTGAATGCACCAGTAGGTCAGAGTGTGACACAAGCGTGAAATTTTGTGGATTTAATTTCAAGCTTCCAATTATTCCTGCAAATATGCAATCTGTTATCAACATGAGTCTAGCAAAATGGATGAGTCAAAATAATTATTTTTATATTATGCACCGATTTCATAATGATCTCGCAGATAATGTAGCTATTGCAAATGCCGAGAACTGGAAGATAATATCCTTTAGCGTAGGAGTTCAAGACTCAGATCAAGATAAAATACATAAAATAAAAAAGCGCGGAAACGTCATTGACTTTCTAACAATAGATATCGCGCACGGTCATTCAAAAAAAATGATTGATATGATTAAATTTATCAAAAAAGAGTTGCCGAGCACAAAAATTATAGCGGGTAACGTAGCGACTCGACAAGCTGTGATTGACTTAGCTAATGCAGGAGCAGACGCAGTAAAAGTTGGAATTGGCCAAGGCTCTCCTTGTACTACAAAAGATAAAACCGGGTTTACACTACCTATGTTTAGTTGTACAAAATCTTGTAGTTCAGTATATATTGGCGAAGATGAAGATAATTTAAACAAAGTTCCAATTATTGCAGACGGAGGAGTTACATGTAACGGAGATATCACAAAGGCTATTGTTGCTGGCGCGGACATGGTTATGGCAGGAGGTTTATTTGCGAGCTGCGTGGATAGTCCTGCCACCGTGATAGAAATTAATGGAGAGTTCCACAAAGCTTATTTTGGTTCAGCAAGCTATGAAAATAAAAAACATCGCAACCACATCGAAGGCAAACTCAATAAAATAAAAAACAACGGAATGACATATAATCAAAAATTGAAAGAAATAAAACAAGACTTACAAAGCTCAATCTCTTATGCAGGTGGTCGAGATGTGAGCGTTTTACAAAAAACTAAATATTTATATCAATAACACTTGACATTTATATTTTTTTATACTATAATCAGTACCATGAACAAATCAATAGCAAAAGAAATAAGAAAAATCATTAACCATGATACAAAACTTTCTGACGCAACCCAAAAGCGAGTATATTCTCGTGCAAAAAAACAATACACAAAACTCAGTAAAGGAGCAAAACCTTTATTTTTAGAAGAACTTAAAAATTTATATAAACAAAATTAATTATGGAAAATCAAGCACAAGATAAGCAACAATCAGAGTGGCGCAACCGTGAGCTAGGAGCTCTTTGGGTGCGCAGTGGAAAGAATCAAAAATATCTTTCAGGAACAATCAATGTCGAAACTATGCCAGGAGTTACAGAGCCTGTAAAAGTAGTTGTATTCACCAATAAAGGTCGAGATAAAAATGAAAGAGCGCCAGATTATGTAATTTATAGATCCGAAGAGGCATCTCAAGATAAAACTAATGTCGAGCAAGTCGCAAAGCAAGCGGCGGAAGAAGTAAAGTCGACTCAAAGCAATGAAGATATCCCTGAAGAATTATTTTAATTATGGAAAAACAATTTTGGCATAGTAAAAAATTCTGGGCAGCGGTAGTTGCTGCGGGTGTACCTATTGTAAATCATTTCTTTAATCTAGGTTTAACGCAAGAAATTGTAATGCAAATCGTAAGTCCGGTCGTAGCATATATCTTAGGTCAAGGTCTTGCAGATTTAGGTAAAAATAAAAACAATTGATCTTTGAAAATTATGGGCGTATACTGGATTCGATTTAAATTGAATTTGTATACTGCAAGTAGGAGTGTGTCTGGCTCCTAAATAAGGCACAAATCATTACATGGCAAAAATCTTAGTCGTGTTGAAAGCTTCGCTCCAAAAAGCGAAGTTTTCGCTTTGGCAGCGTAACACCTGTCACCTCGCAACTTTTGACGCAGATAGAAAGATTGCGGGGTCATCAATCTGCAAAAACAGATAAAAGTTTTCTTGTATCACAAACTGAAAATAATTGAAACAAGAAGTTGGATGTTAATATCATAACTTTAAAAAAAATTAACTAAACTTGTAGATGTATATCTCTGAAAATTTAAAGACGCGGGTTCAACTCCCGCTACGTCCACCATTTCCACAAAATCATTAATCAAAACAAAACATGAATGACGAAGAAAATGTCAATCAACTTATTTTCAAAAAAATATTAAATAATAAAAATAAACCCGAACACCTTACTGAAAAAGAGTGGGATGCTATACTTAAAAAAATAGCTCACGCAATCAACAAATCATCAAAAAAAACAAAGCCAGTTTCTTTAGGTAGGAGAAAAGTTCTTGCAAAAGAAATTAAAGAAGGCTTTGATCTACTTAGAGTGTACTATAATTACCTAGATTAATAAAATAAAATTCAATGAACGAAGAAGAAGAAGAGAATGAGATTATGTTCGAGCCCGATGACGCGCTTATTTTAGCTTTAAATGAAATTCATGACTTAAAGCAGCTAGTTGAAACGCAAGATTCCGCAATTGAAGAATTAAAGAGTCAGTTAAGTCTCCTTGCTAAGAAAATTAAGTAAATTAACGCTTGACTTATAGCTACATATATGAGATAATACTCGTATATGAAAAAAATCTCATTAAACAAAGATGGTACTCCGCGCAAACGCCGTAACTCAGGCAAAAAAAGCGGTTCAGCTATTGTGTCCTTGTCAGTTGACGAGATCTTAGAGCTCGCATCACAAGAAGTTTCCTCTATTCCTGTTAGTGAAGATTGGGTTAAAGGTAGGCTTTACGCAAATTATCTTGCAAACAAAAAAGTTTCTAATGATTTCTCAGAACTCCAGTCAGTGGAAGACAAAATCGAATACGCTATAACATCTTTTGATAATGAATAATTATTTTTCACACTTAATCGGTCAAGAAAACGTTAAGAAAAAACTTAACTTTTACTTAAAAGCTTATCATGCCACCAGCGTATGCCCTTTCCTAAATTTAGTTGGAGCAAAAGGATTAGGTAAAACTCTTTTCGCAAAAGAATTCGCTAAAAACTTGAACAATAAAGATGGAGGTAAGAGACCTTTTTTAGAGTTAAATTGTTCAACAATTAAAAGCAATACTCAATTTTTCGAACAAATCTTTATTCCAATCATCATGAATAATGAGATCACTATTTTATTTGATGAAGCGCATGCGTTACCTAAAGACTTGACAATGGCTTTCTTGACTATCTTTAACACAGAAAAGACAAACAAAAAAGAATTTACTTTTGAAGATCAGACTTTTGAATTTGATTTCACAAAGCAAACATTTATTTTTGCAACAACCGAAAGCGATAAATTATTTCCGCCCTTAAAAGACAGGTTAACAACAGTTGACTTTGAAGCCTATAATGCTAATGACTTAGGAGAAATTATTAAATTAAATTGCGATGGAATTAATTTCTCTGAAGAAGCGATGGATAAGCTTTCATTAACTGTCAGAGGAAACGCTCGCAATGCAGTTATGCGCTCAAAAGAAATTGTGCTCTACTGTGAGAGCGAAAATCAAAACACTTTTGAATCAAAAGATTATGAAGCCCTTACAGATTTACTTGGCATACTCCCTCATGGAATTACTTGTACAGAAAAACAAATTCTACAAATTCTTGAAGAAAGAGGTAGTTGCAAGTTGCAAACCTTATCCGCAATTACGGGCTTAAGCCCAACATCTCTAAGAAGAGACCATGAAATATATCTTCTGCGCAAAAACTTTATGCAAATTGATGGAGAAAGAAAGATAACTAATTCAGGCAAAAATTTAATTAAATCAATATAATATATGACAACAGAAACAAAAAGTAAAGTATATGTAGTAACTAGAAATTCAAGAAGAATTGAAGAAAGAAATTACTCTTCAAAAGAAGATGCGGAGGCTAGAGCTCAAAAATTAGTTAATGTGTTAAAAACATGGAGAGACCCCGATCTAAAAAAAGTCAAAGTGGTGCATACAGATAAACCTCAAAAAATCAGATAGTGCTAGAAGATAAGCCAAAGTTTAAAAATTTATTTGAAGAACTAGCTTTCAATCGGGGTTATACCCCTAGAAAAAGAAATAGTTCTGACAAAAACTGCAAAAATGTATCTCACATCTTGACAGGAAAAGGGTCAGAAGGAAAACCCATCAAAATTAAAGTTGATGTCAAAAAAATTAAAAATAAAAAACAAGACCAAAATTGGCTTTGGATTGAATTCAAAAATGCTAGTGGTAGGAACGGATGGATTCATGGAGATGCACACTTTATCGTTTTTGAGCGCAAAGAAGATTTTATTTTTGTTAACCGCAAAGAACTCTCGTCTTGGATAAGCTCTTCTAATAAAATTAGATACGATTTGCCATTTGTAACATTAGCGAAAAAAGCAAAGTACAGAATATACAAAAGAGCTGGAGAAAAAGACGAGATAACTCAGATTAAAGTTGATGACATAAAAGATTTAAAGTCATTCCAGATATGGAAAAAGCCCGATGGCAAATCAACCTGAACTAGATAAAACTTATATAAAAATGGCGAGACAGTGGAGCTCTTTATCTAAAGCTAAGAGGCTCCAAGTTGGATGTTTAATTGTTAAAGACGGATCAATTATATCCGATGGATATAATGGCACACCAAAAGGTTTTAATAACCAATGTGAAGATATAGACTATTTTAATCAACTTGTAACTCGCAAGGAAGTTTTGCATGCAGAAAGTAATGCAATTACCAAATTAGCAAAGTCTACACAATCTAGTTCTGGAGCAACAATGTATGTTACAACCTCACCTTGCATTGAATGCGCCAAGCTTATTATTCAATCAGACATCATTAGAGTTGTATATTCAGATTTTTATCGCAGTAATGCAGGTATAAATCTTCTAAAAAAAGCGGGAATAAAAGTAGAACAGCTACAA